AGATATAGGCTCCGCCGCCCCCCGCGCATACAGCACCTAGAACGTGGCCGTACAATGCGTGGGGTGGTACCCCACGCTACCCTAACTGCCCCAAAACCCGAAACCGGGTACCGTGGGGCTGCCCCACGCAACCCGACTGACTCAATGTCTGATCGGACTGCCCCACGCTACCCCACGGCCCATGCCCGATGGCCGCATGGCCGCATGGCTAGCGGTTGCATGGGCGCCACCCCACGCCACCCCACGGCCATGTGCCCCTGGGCTCGAGGCTACCGGCTACCGGCTACCGGCTACCGGCTACCGGCTACCGGCTGCCAGCTCGAGGCCAGCCGCTCACGCCAGCGTGGCCGCGCGGGTGAGAGCCCCCGGCCAGGGCCGGCGACGGCCCGGCTCAAAAACGAAGGGGTCGCATAAATTTTTTCTTTTAGCTATAATGACTTCACCACATAATGTGTTACAGCCATGACCTTCCAGTCACTCCCGCTCACCGCGCGTACGCTGACCGCAACAGAGGCGCGCTTGCAGCGCATCTACGACGCGGCTAAGTTAGGTTTGAAAGGCGACGCGCTGGCGCTTGCATCAGGACTGCTGCCAATCGAGTATCGGCGTCTGTGTCAGATGGATCCCGTCGCCGAAATGGCCGAACTAAAAGGGCGCGCTGACGGCGAGCAAGAACTCGCGGGCATACTGATGAGCGCAGCGCGTGCAGGCGACGCTAAAGCGGCGTTGGAGATACTGAAGCACAAGCATGAGTGGGTTGCTAAGCAACAAGTGCAGATCGACGTCGCGCAACAGATTAGCGTCATCACCGCGCTTGAGCAGGCGGAAAAACGTGTAATTGACGTACAGGCTATTGAGACACTGGAGACGCCACGTGCAACAGCCGATCTACAACGCATCGGATGAGCAGCAGCTGATGGTGCGGCTTTGGCAGCCGCGCATCAAGGATGATCCAGAAGCGTTTGTGTTGTTTGCCTTCCCGTGGGGCCAAAAGGGCACGCCACTGGAACACTACGCAGGGCCGCGCAAATGGCAGCGCAGGATTTTGCGGCAACTCGGCCAACACATCAGGGACAACAACGGACGCGTAGACTTTAACGTGTTTCGGTTAGCGGTCGCGTCCGGTCGCGGGATCGGCAAGTCGGCGCTAGTCAGTTGGCTGGTGCTGTGGATGTTGGCAACGCGCATTGGCTCAACGACGATTGTGTCGGCTAACAGTGAGGCGCAGCTTCGCAGTATCACCTGGTCAGAAATTACCAAGTGGCTGGCGATGATGATTAACAGCCATTGGTTTGAAATTAGCGCAACGCGTGTGACGCCCGCCAAGTGGTTGGCGGAAATTGTTGAGCGGGATTTAAGAAAGGGCACCCGGTTCTGGTCCGTGGAAGGCAGGCTGTGGAGCGAAGAGAACCCCGACGCGTACGCGGGTCTGCATAATCTGGATGGTGTGCTGCTGATCTTTGATGAGGCGTCTGGTATTCCAGACCCGATCTGGCAAGTGGCCGCAGGCTTCTTTACCGAGAACACGCCACACCGGTTCTGGTGCGTGTTCAGCAACCCCCGGCGCAACCAGGGCTACTTCTTCGAGTGCTTCAACAGTAAACGCGACTTTTGGGCAACAGAGAACATTGACGCCCGCGACGTTGAAGACACTGACAAGCAAATCTACGAGCAGATCATCGCGGAGTACGGCGAGGATAGCTTGCAGGCCAAGGTCGAGGTGTACGGGGAGTTTCCGTCAGCGGGCGACGACCAGTTTATTGGAGCCCCGCTGGTGGACGCGGCGTTTGCAAGGCCACGCCATAAGGACGAGACAGCGCCAATCGTGATCGGGATTGATCCAGCTAGGTCAGGCGGTGACTCGACCGTCATTGCAGTCAGGCAAGGGCGCGACATCATAGCGATCAGACGGTATCGGGGCGATGACACGATGACGACCGTCGGGCACGTCATCGACGCGATCGAGGAGTACAAGCCCACGCTGACGGTGATCGACGAAGGCGGGCTGGGCTACGGCATACTTGACCGGCTGGTTGAACAGCGGTATAAGGTGCGGGGAGTAAACTTTGGCTGGAAGGCCAAGAACCAGATCATGTGGGGTAACAAGCGCGCAGAGCTATGGGGCGCGTTACGGGACTGGCTAAAGACGGCAAGCGTTTCGCCTGACAGGCAGCTCAAAGCGGACCTGACAGGGCCAAAGACTAAGCCAGACTCAAGCGGCACGATCTTCTTGGAGAGCAAGAAGGACATGAAGGCAAGAGGACTTGCTTCACCCGACGCAGCAGATGCGATTGCTGTCACCTTTGCTTACCCCGTCGCAAGCCGTGAACCTCGTGTCTCTAACCCCCGCCGCGTCTACAGCGACCGCTCCACAGGCGCTACAAGCTGGATGGGGGCGTGATGGCGACCAAGAAATCTGTCAGTCTGGCAGTGGGGCGAGGCGAGAAGTTGCCCGTGTCCAAGGGTGCTGGATTGACAGCCAAAGGGCGAGCCAAATACAACGCCGCGACCGGCAGCAATTTGAAAGCCCCCGCGCCCAATCCGAAGACTGAAGCAGACAAGGGGCGCAAGGCGTCGTTTTGTGCCCGTATGGCTCCGATAGCGGCTAAATCCGAGCCGGGCAGCAGAGCCCGCGCATCAATGAAACGATGGAAGTGCTGACATGGCAACCAAACCAGGCTTGTACGCTAATATCGCCGCTAAACGCGAACGCATCAAAGCCGGATCTGGCGAGAAGATGCGCAAACCGGGCGCTCCCGGCGCTCCTACTGCCAAAGCCTTCAGAGAGTCTGCCAAGACCGCCAAAAAGAGGTAGCCATGCCCCTAGTCAAATCACCGAGCAAAGCCGCCTTCCGTAAGAACATCTCGGCGGAAGTCAAAGCGGGCAAGCCCGTGAAACAAGCAGTCGCCATCGCGTACGCGACTAAACGCGCGGCAGCCAAACCAATGAAAAAGAAGTAATGGCTTACGATCAAACAGGCATGATGGGCGCGGCCTACGTTGCTGACATAGGCGGCGACGAGGGCGAGCACGCGCCCAAAAGCGACACGCATCGGCTAAGCGAGATGCGTAACCGCTTTAAGGTTGCGGTGAGCGCGTACAGCGATACGCGTGAAGACCAGCTTGACGACTTGCGGTTTATGGCAGGCTCACCCGACAACCACTACCAGTGGCCGGCAGACGTGCTGTCAGTACGCGGATCAGTGCAAGGCCAGACGATCAACGCGCGACCGTGCCTGACGATTAACAAGTTGCCGCAGCACGTGCGTCAGGTGACCAACGAGCAGCGGCAAAACAGGCCGTCGCCCAACGTCATTCCGGTAGACGACAAGGCTGACGTCGAGGTGGCGGAAGTCTTTGACGGCATGATCCGGCATATCGAGTACATCTCGAACGCGGACGTGGCCTACGACACCGCCTGCGACAACCAGGTGACGTTTGGTGAGGGTTACATCCGAATCCTGACCGAATACTGTGACGAAAAGAGCTTTGATCAGGACATCAAGATCGGGCGTGTGCGAAACAGCTTTTCGGTCTACATGGACCCGACAATCCAAGACCCGTGCGGGGCGGATGCAGAGTGGTGCTTCATCACCGAGGACATTCTAAGGACCGAGTACGAGCGCCTGTACCCGGACGCCATGCCGGTCAGTTCGATCATGGTGCAAGGCGTTGGCGACCAGTCGCTGTCGCAGTGGCTGGGCGAGATGACGGTGCGGATTGCAGAGTATTTCTACTGCGATTACAAGCCCGCCACGCTCAACCTGTACCCGGACGGCACGACGACCTTTCAAGGCACGCCGCAGGACAAAATGATGCGCCAGTTGGGCCTAAAACCTACCCGGCAGCGCAAGGTCCAACGGAAAAGCATCAAATGGTGCAAGACCAACGGGTACGAAATTATCGAAGAGCGCGACTGGGCGGGCTCGCATATCCCTGTCATTCGCGTGATCGGCAACGAATGGAACATTGAAGGCCAGCTTGAAATCTCAGGTTTGGTCAGAAACGCCAAGGACGCCCAGCGGATGTACAACTATTGGGTGAGCCAAGAGGCGGAAATGCTGGCGCTTGCGCCCAAAGCACCGTTTATTGGCTACGGTGGTCAGTTTGAGGGCTACGAAGAGAAGTGGAAGACCGCCAACACGACGAACTACCCCTATCTCGAGGTCAATCCTGATGTGACCGACGGCGCAGGCAACATTCTGCCGCTGCCGCAACGCGCCCAGCCGCCATTGGCCCAAACTGGTCTGATTCAAGCCAAAATGGGGGCTTCTGAGGACATCAAAGCGGCCACCGGACAGTACAACGCAAGCCTTGGAATGACGTCGAACGAGCGGTCTGGAAGGGCTATTTTGGCCCGGCAACGTGAGGGGGACGTCGGCACCTACCATTACGTTGACAATTACGCCCGTGCGATCCGCTACGTTGGGCGGCAATTGGTCGATCTGATTCCCAAAATCTACGACACGGCTCGCGTAGCGCGTGTAATCCAGGTTGACGGGCAGTCAGACATGGTGCGGCTTGACCCCAACCAACCAGAACCGGTGCGGAAAATCGTAAACGAAGCTGGCGTGGTTGTGCAAAAGATTTACAACCCCGGCGTTGGCAAGTACGACGTCAAAGTGACCGTCGGACCGAGCTATCTAACCAAGCGTCAGGAGTCGATGGACGCAATGAGTCAGATTCTGCAAGGAAATCCGAATCTGTGGATGGCGGCAGGCGATCTGTTTGTCAAAAACATGGATTGGCCTGGTGCGCAGGAACTGGCCGAGCGTCTGAAGAAGATGATTGACCCGAAACTGCTGCAAAACGAAGACGATCCAGCGTTGCAGGCGGCCAATCAGCAGATTCAGGCTATGCAGGCGCAGATGGAGCAGATGTACAACATGCTGCAAAACGTCGGCAAGTCGATGGAAGCGCAAAAACTGCGCATCGACGAGTACAATGCTGAAACCAAGCGTATTCAAGCTGTGTCTAGCAGCATGACGCCTGATCAAGTGCAAGATGTGGTCATGCAGACGCTAAAAGACGTGATGACAGCAGGCGATATGGTCGTTGCCCAACAGCAAATGGCTATGCAAGGAGTGCCACAGTGAGCTGCGCAGACTTCATCGGAACGCTCTTTTTAGCGCGTGATGTTACGCACAGCGTACACTTAAACACCAAGTCTTACGCCAAACACGTGGCGCTAAACGAGTTCTACGACAACATCGTGGAGCTTGCTGACAAGTTCGCCGAAGCCTATCAGGGCAGACACGGGCTAATTGGCCCCATCTCGCTGATGAGCGCTAAGAAAAACAGCGACGTGGTTGAGTTTCTTAAAGACTCACTTGCCGACATTGAAGAGATGCGG